CCCTATAATTGACCGAGCACGAGGTTTCCGTGCTACAATACTTGTATTGATGAATTGATTTTATGCAACTTTATCCCTACCAGCAAAGAACTCTTGATGCTATTAAATCTAAAATTAAGGGAACTTGTTATCTTCCTACTGGTGCGGGTAAAACAATAGTGATGATGGAAGATGCTCGGCAACGCATCATCAATACAAAAAAACCGATGACATTTGTTGTTGTCTGTCCGAGAATTCTTCTTTCCGAACAACTTTCATTTGAATTTGAAGAATATCTCAAAGATTTTCAGATTTCTATTATGCAATGTCATAGTGGCACAAAATCTCATCACGTTTCTTCTACAAAACCAGATGAAATTGTAGAGCAGAATGGACTTGCACTTACATTTGGTAAGCACAACTTCATCTTCACCACCTATAACTCTTTGGGTCGTGTGAATGATGCTAAAATCAGTGTGGATGTTGTTTATTTTGATGAAGCACATCATTGTGTGAAACCAAGCAACTTTGTTGGTATTGCTCACACTTCCAAGTATGCTGATAATGCTTATTTCTTCACTGCAACTCCCAAGTTCAACAACTCACAAGAGTCAATGAATAATACTGCTGTGTATGGAGAGAAAATCATCTCTATTCCAGCACAAGAATTGATTGATGCTGGTAGTATCATTCCTCCTCGTATTCATACTTACGAAGCAAAGAGTATTCGCACCAAAGAAAATGCTGCTTATGTGGATGCAGAGAACATTATTGGTATTCTCAATGAGATGGATGATGATAGTGCCCCCAAAGTTCTTGTTGCTGCTCCTAGCACTCGTGTGATTTGGGATATGTTCACTGAAAGTGATTTGCTGCAACAACTCAATGATATGGGTTTTGCTGTTCTTCACGTTACATCCAAACACGGTGCTTATGTGAATAAGAAGAAAGTCAGTCGTGAGCAATTCTTTGAGACTATGACCGAGTTTGGTAATGACCCTCAAAAAAAGTTCATTGTGTTTCATTATTCGATTTTGAGTGAGGGAATGAACATTCACGGACTTACTGATTGCATTATGCTGCGTAATCTTCCTGTGATTGAGATGGCACAAACAATTGGTAGGATTATCCGTATGAACAAGGATGACCGTAAGGATATTCAAGATGGTAAGATTGCTGCTGGTCAGTTTTCACTTTACCGCAAACCATTCGGCACTATCACTGTTCCTGTGCAGAACAACTATGGTGATAAGATTGCTCGGCAACTTGAGAACGTGGTGAATGCTATTTTTGTGAAAGGAGAGTTGTGTGTATAGATAATTGTATCTGTCCCACATACAAACTATGCCTTTCACAAAGAAGTTCCCACAATCAGGTGAAACAACACACATACGAGTTCCAAAAGTTTATGCTGACCTTATTTTGGAACTGATGGTTACATTTGATAATCGTTTTGATGTAGATAAGGGCAAGCACCTGTTGAAGAAGTTTATACACAATCTAACGTGAGTCTTGAGTGAGACTGTGCCACTTGTAGCACTGGCACACTAAACCGGCACTGACCTCAAAACCTGCTATAATAAGAGGACACAAGCAAAGGAAACTCAATGAACTTCAAAGACCGTGATTCCGTGATTGATTCTTATGCTCAATACATTCTGGATAGTCTAGATATGGACGCAGTATTGAACATTGCTTATGATACTCTTGTGGGAAATCTCACCGACTATACTAATGAACAACTGGCAACAGAGATTGTTGAAAGTTATGGTGAAGAATGGTTTGAAGACCATAATGTAGAAGTGAATGAGACAGTATAGTGATGTGCCACTTGTGGCACTGTCCCTATAATCGTCCAAACCCCCCTGACCCGTGCTATGATTACGGAGTAATCAAGAGAAACGTAATGCCTTACACTGTTTACATCACCGAAACCAGTTACACTTCTGTTGTCTTTGCTACAAAAGAAGAAGCAGAAGCATTTATGGAAGAACCTGATTATGATTTGTGTGGTAGTTGGGAAATGTCCGATTCTAGCATTGAACTGGTGGAGGATGTGCCACAAGTGGCACTGGCACACTAAAAGAGCACAGACCCCTCTGGGGTGCTATGATTGCGGAGTAATCAAGAGAAAAGCAATGGCAGTCGTTCCTGGTTTTACTTTCAATGAGGAAACTGAAATGATTTCAGCACTTTATAGTGCTGTTGCACTGATGAAACGTTATGAAGAAGAATCTGTTGATAATAAAAGTTATTGGATGCAACGTGTAGAAGATTACACAAAAGTTGCTGATAAGTTTTCTAATGCCTGCCGTGATGCCATTTACAATGCCTGATTTACTGGAGAAAGTTCTAATGATTGAAGAAGCACTGACCGACAAACAACTAACTGCTTTGCGTGATATGTTGTATCACTACAAAGAGTTTCAGGAAGAACTCTATGACTATCCTGAACCTGATACTCTATTCACACAAACACAACGAGAACTCTTCACTCTTCTGGACATTGTATGACTTACAAAGAACTTCTTGCCGAACTTCAAAAACTCAACGAAGAGCAACTCAATCAGGATGTTGCTATCTGGGATGAAGATAATGATGAGTTTTATCAACAGGATGTTGATTTACTCTTTGTAGATGATACTGATGTGCTTGATGTTGGTCACCCTATTATTCGTTTCTAATGAAGTTTCAAGTTACTGAAATTGAGTTTGATTTTGATGATGATGAAGAGTTCACTCAACATCATTATGATAACATCACTGCTGACACAATCGGTCAAATCTGGGAGGCAGATGATGAAGATGATTTAGTTGAAGAAATTACTTGTGCCACTGGTTGGTGCATCAAATCCCTTGATTATCGTCACGTTCTACGTTCTTAACACTCACTAAACATGGAAATCTCTAAAGTTCTTACACTCTCAACCGCACACCTTCATCCTTTGGAGGGACCAAAGATTGATAAGGTTTCTTATACTCACAGTGATACTTGTTCTATGGTGAATACTGACCCTGAAATGTATGAGTTTTATATTGAAGAAAGTCTGCCTTGTTTGGTAGATTTGCTGAAATTGATTAAAGAACAATACAATGATGTTGCTTATGTATTGTTTGATGCTGATGCAAATGTAGAGGATGAGTTTAGGAAATATGATTGGTGATGATGAACACTCAAATTAAACAAACAATTATGACTTCAATCTCATTTACATCTGGTGAGTTGTATGACATCATCTCTGCTCTTCAACTTGTAGAAGAAGGAGTGTATGATGATGGAGACCATCAAGGTGCTGCTTATTATCAAAATATGATTCAACAATTTGAACTCATTTCTGATAAACTTCAGGAGTTTGTTCCTGAAAACCGTGTTGCCAATCTTGTTCTTGCTGTAAATTGAAATGTTGAAAACTAAAATGAATCCCGAAGTTAAGCAGAAGTGGATTGATGCTCTGCGTTCTGATAAGTATGAGCAGGGCAGTCATAAACTACGCAGTGTGACTGGTTATTGTTGTCTTGGTGTTCTGTGTGACCTTTATTCACAAGAACACAATACGCAATGGGAGTTTAGAGGAAATGATGAAACAAATCTTCAACATCAAGACTATTGGTATTTTGGAGACCAGAGTGAGTTTCTACCTGAATCTGTAATGAATTGGGCAGAACTGAAAACTCCTAATCCTAATGTGCGAGTTGATGTTGAGGATAATGAAGATGAAGATAATTGGTATTATACAGATGATCTCTCAGACATAAATGATTCAGGTTATAGTTTCAATGTCATTGCTAATCTCATTGAAGCACAACTATGAGTGAGTCTTGATTGTGACTGTGCCACTTGTAGCACTGTCCATATAATCCCCAAAACGACCTAAACCCGTGCTATGATTACGGAGTAATCAAAAGAAAACCGATGTCTGTTACTTTCACTATGAGTTACAAAGAAGTCTATTCGCAGGAAACTGTGGATAAAATTGAAGAACTGCTGGAAGATTCTTATGCTCTGGAAGATATTATAGAGTTCATTGATGCAAACTCTGAAGAAGATTTCCGCACATATTATGAGGATTATGTTGTTGTTGGTGAAGAGTATTTTTACGATGCCGTAGATGCTTTCATTGAAGAGTTTGGTCTTCATGTTTTCACACAATCCAACTTTGAAGATTCTTATCGGGGTCAATATGATTCCAAAGCACATTATGCCGAGCAATACACTGTTGATGTGTATAGTGTAGAACTTCCAAGTTTTGTGGAAGTTGATTGGGAAGCAACATTTGATAACTTGGATGTTGTTTTCAGTGCTAATGGTTATGTGTTCAACACTCAATTCTGATTTATGAAACTTCAATCTAAAACTGGTTCAATGGTGGTTGATTTTTATCCAATCAAAACACCAATGGGTGATGTATCCAAAGAGTGGTTTCTAAAAACTCTCACGTTTCAAGGTAAGACACAATCCAAGACATTTCTCAATCGTATTGAGATGAATCTTGAAGTGATTGAGTATTTGAATAATGTGCCTATTCCTTATGAGGTTGTAGAGTTCAATACGATTCCACAACTTGCTAATCCTTTTGCTACTGTTTGATTATGACTAAAGGTTACGATTGGACACAACCTGCAATGAGCCTACTGCATAAGTTGCAGAAGTCTGACGTTCATATTATCTCCGTTAATGATGGTGGTGGATATGAAGATGTAGTAGGTGATTCTAAACTCGCCATGCGAAAAGATGCAGCAGATATGATTACTGCTGTAGATGAATCATGGGTGCGAGTTCAATATAAAGATGAGTTTGCAACTCTATTCATTGTCTTAGGTAATGATGCTAGTGAAATCCTTGCTGATTATAGTTACAAACCTAATAGTGAACTAGAAGGAATCATTGAAAGTGTAAGTAGTTCATTCTGCGAACAGTGGGAAGATGTTCCTTGTCCTACTGTCGGTTAGCATACTCAATCTCACACGAGACTCATTATGCGGTGTGCCAGTTGTAGCACTGGCACACTAAACGGGCACAGACCCCAAAATGTGGTATTCTTAAAGGGTGGAGGGAGCAGGTCGCACTGTCCCACCCGAGTCTCAATCTTTATTAGAATCAAAATGACTAATGCACAACTTGTTACCCGTCGTGCCCGAGTCAAGCAACTTATTGCCGAAGGTCGTGTGATGACTGATGCAATGCGTAAAAAGCAAAAAGAAGTTGCAAAGTATCAAGAACAACTTGAAACTCTTGCAGATAGGATTCTGTCTGGTCGTATCTAAAAATACTATCACTGAGAATTAGTTTAATCTTCACAAACACACAAACAACAAAGCAAATGACGACCTCACAAAAACTTGAAAAAGCATTTCTCATTCAATGTTTTGCTTTAATCAACGAGGTTCAAGGTAAAACTAAACTACCTTCACAGTTCAATCAAAAGAACAAGTCAGTCTTCAAAAAACAAATCAAATCACAAAAACAAGACAAATCTGCACTTGCCAATGTTTAATCAAGAAGATCTACAAAACATTCTCACTCTTATCAACTTTCATGAAGATTGGGATGAAGTCAAAGAGTTGTATGATATTGATCTAAACTCACTCTTTGATAAAGTCCATGCCGCACTTGATAACACCAATGACTGACGAACAACTCAACGACCAGATGGATATTACATTTGATCACATTGAACAAAGGTTTCATAAACTTCTTGATAAGAAAGGAAAGAAACATAGACATAATGCCCGAGCAATCTTTTATGAATGGGGAGAAATCTTTACTCATGAAGATTTTGATGAACCAGTAGAAATCCTGTGGGTGCCTGACTTTCATCAATTCATTACATAACCAACGGTAAGCATACCCATCAGGGATGCTAATCACTATAACAACCGTTACCCCCTTGACAAACACGGCAAAACGTGCTATGATAAGGGGACAGTCAAACAAATCACTCACTCAATGACTATCCGTTTCACTTACGACATCAACACTCAACAACTTGTTTATGCCGTATGTAACACCAATGGTGAATGTAAGTATCTAACTACTTCTGTTACTGATGCTATCAAACTCTGTCAACAAAACTAAATTGAAAAAGAAAGAAAAGTTCAATCTCTTATCCAAAGCACAAAATGGAAATGATTTGATTCTAATTGCTTATGCTATCGTCACTTCACAAAAGAACTAATCTTACAATGTTTGATGCTTTCACTGATTATCCAATTCACAACATCTATAATGATATTAACGATACTGATGATACATTAGCACCAGTTCGCAAATGTAAAATCCTTACTTATGATCGTAATAAGTATTGCGATGTTCTTGTATTTTATACGGATAGTGATGGTGATGAACGAGCAGTAGTATCTAACATTAAGGCAGGTTATTGTTATAAAAATGAAGCACGACTTGATGATGGAGAACTATTCACATATGATGAACTAACTACTCTTCCTTGGTCTTAAACTTACATCCTTTACTGAAACTAACATGCTTATCCTACACAAAGAAGATCACGGTTGTGCTTATATACTAGATGAAGATAATGATCTAATGTATGCTCCTATCTACACTGATAATACAATCAACCTGAATGAGTTTGCTTATGTAGATATGGATAGATGTGATGATGAATATGAAGTCCTTGATATTCAAAATGAACTGATTGCTGCTTCATCTAATGTGCGATACTGAGACCTCTCACACTCTATTCCTTATACTCATAAGCATAGATTATCAATTAAAGCACAATTACGTTATATTTCATAATTAAATTAAATGTATTAAAGAATGTATATGCGTGTTTTGTGTGGTGCTATATATTAGTTACTTTATAGTGTGTTAGGTCTTCTAATTCATGTGTTAACGCTTCATAAAGGTCTTGATTTTTATGGGTCTAGGCCCGCAGTCTACCATGATTCGCAAAAATTGTCAAGTGCCTCACAGACCCTTGTAGACCCCTTGTAGGACTGGCACAAGAATTATAGACAATGAAACCCATGAGACTCATACATCTTATGAGTCTTGGGAGTTTTTTGCTAGTTACTCGTGAGACTCATAGGACGCAGACACTTTGAGAACTGGCACATCGTATCGTGAGTCTCAGTGATTCCGCGGTAGACTTATAGGGTCGGGAGGGAGGGAATAGTATAAAAACTGCTAATGGTTATAGTTTTTATACTTGTGGAAAAATAGTTTTCCACAGGAAGGCAACAGTTTTCTATAGGGCAAGTCGTTAGTTTTCCACAAGCATAGTTTTCCACAGGTTTATAAGTATTCGTAGTGTTTGTAAGGGTTTATAAGAATTGCCCTGTGGAAAACTATTCAAAACCTGTGGAAAACTATTCGTTATACTCCACAGGGTTCGTTATACACTGGGGAAAACTGTTCGTTATTCATAACACTTCGTCATAAGAGTTCGTTATACATAAGAGTTCGTTATAGCAGTTCGTCATACAGCACAGTATAAGCATATGTTCGTTATAGTATGTGAGAGTATGACAATACAACAGTCCCTCAATTAGGACACCCCCCATACAGTTTGCTATTCTGTTCGTCCTGTGCTATACTATTCGTTGTACACAGTACTGTGTACTAACCTATAACCCCACTATCTTATAAACTCATACACACTTCGTCCTTATAACGACACCCCCCGTATAGTTTCGTTATTTGAATCAAACAGTGTTACATAAGCACTTATATCGTCCTCTTCGTTATATTGGACACCCCCCATATAGTTCGTTATAACAACACACAGTACTGAATATAAGTATTCGTCATTGTTCGTCTATTATAATCAAACAGCACTGTTTGACAGTTATATATTGTGTTGTTGTATTCTTATACCTAACCGATGCCCCCCCTAAAGCTAAAAAGGCAAACTACCCTAACCTACAAACCTTTGAAAGCGTCCGAGGGATTATGAATAAAAATAAAAAAATTTTCCTAAAAATTTTTTTGGCAAAAGGTTAAAATGCTATATAAAAACAAAAGGTAAAATTGCATAAGAGTTATGAAATTTGAATTTGATGATTACGAGAAAGATGTATTATTGGAGACAATTCGACATCGGTTAGATACGGATAAGATGTTAATTATCAATGATAGTTTAAGGAAGGATGTGGAGGACTTATTCCAAAAAATAGAAGAGGATGAATACTTATAATATTTCAGTTCGGGGTGTGAATGTAATTGAGAAAATTTCCCAGGAAAATTTACAAGAGAGTCTGAAATTAATCAGAGGACTTGTATGGACAAGTGGGGGAGGAAACGAGGACATCACAGTAGTTCTAAATAGCAACGAAGTACCTTGCAATGAATAAATTGTAGTGGTATAATATCAAATGTACGGTGAAAAATTTTATGGCTAAAGGATTTACGGTTAAGACAGTAGCACCTAAAGTAACATCAGAGGATGATTTTAATTTAGAGGCAGCAAAAGAAAAGATTCGTGGAAAGTCTGTGGTATTTTGTTTACCAGGACGAGGAGTATCTTACACGTATTTGAAGAACTTTGTACAATTATGTTTTGATTTAGTACAGAGTGGAGCAAGTATTCAGATTTCACAAGATTATTCAAGTATGGTTAATTTTGCGAGATGTAAGGTACTTGGAGCAAATGTATTAAGAGGACCAAAGCAAGTTCCATGGGATGGAAAGTTGCAGTATGATTATCAGTTATGGATTGATAGTGATATTGTATTTGATACAGAGAAATTTTATCGTCTTGTAGCAATGGATAAAGATATTGCTGCTGGTTGGTATATGACCGAAGACGGTCACACCACATCTGTTGCACATTGGTTAGAGGAAGATGATTTCAGGACCAATGGTGGAGTTATGAATCATGAGAATGGTGATACGATGAGCAAACGTCGCAAACCATTTACAGTTGATTACACAGGATTTGGATGGGTATTGATTAAGAAGGGAGTATTTGAGAGTTTGGAGTATCCTTGGTTTGCACCAAAGATGCAACAATTTGAGAGTGGTGAAGTACAGGACATGTGTGGCGAGGATGTCTCATTCTGTCTTGATGCAAAGGATGCAGGATTTGAGATTTGGTGTGATCCAAGAATTCGTGTTGGACATGAGAAGATGCGAATTATTTGATTTGACTTGAAATGAGGTGATATGATAGAATGCTTCTGTGAGGTTTTTAAAATCTTATAGAAGCATTTTTGATGTTTTTGAAAGTTGTAAAAACCCTTTTATAAAACCGTTAGATGGAGAATTAAAAATGGCACAACAAAATCGGAAGGATCTACAAATTGAAAGTACTCCAAAGAATACTCGGCAAGGAGATGGACGTAATACAAAACATAGTGCTACGAGTCGTAATGTAGCACGTAAGAAGTATAGAGGTCAAGGACGATAAATCATTTAATTAAATTATAAATACCCAACCATTACACCTAAAGGTAATGGTTGGGTATTTTTTTGATTGATCTTTCAAATATATCAGAATTTAAAGAATCAAAATAGTATAGATAGAAATAAGGGATAGAAACCCCTTAAAAAGTTCTGATTTTACAATCAGGAGTTAAAATGTCTAATTTACCAATAGATAGAAATTCAAATTATATGAGGCAGATGTGGGGAACTACAAAGTTAGTTGCAGATTATGAGCAAAAACCCACAACAAGAGTGATTCAAGAGTTTATGAATGATCAAGCACCAAAGCATGATCTAACAAAACAAACTGATCTTCATGAAAAGATTAGAAATGATGAAGATTACGATGATTGGGAGTATGGAACTGAACCAGTTTACGGAAAAAACTGGTAAAAAAGTATTATAGATATATTAAAGTATAGAAGATGAATGGCAGTAACAATTTCTCGTAGTTTTAAGGACATTAGTTTGTCTTTTGCGAGGCATCCAGTTACGAATGATGTGATTGCACTCAAAAATGAGGACGCAATTAAAAAATCTGTTGTCAATTTAGTCAGAACTCGTCTTGGTGAAAGATTTTTTAATGATTTGTTGGGAACATCAGTAGAAAATTCAATGTTTGAATTACAAAATTCAGGCATAAGTTCATTTTTACAAGAAGAAATTACATCATTGTTGAATAATTTTGAACCTAGAATAAAATTGAGAACTGTTTTTATTGACGAACCAGAAGATACAAATGATTTAAACATTAATATTTCTTATGATATTGTTGGGTTACCATTTCCGACACAAAATATAGAATTCATCTTACAACCAACAAGAGTATAATGTCTTTCAATCAGTTTACAAATTTAGATTTTAATGATTTAAGAACTCAGATTAAAGATTATTTGAGAGCAAATCCCAATTTTACTGATTTTGACTTTGAAGGATCCAATTTTTCAGTTTTAATTGATCTTCTTGCTTATAATAGTTACATTACATCATATAATACTAATATGGCTATCAATGAGTCATTCATTGATAGCTCTACATTAAGAGAAAATGTAGTTTCTTTGGCAAGAAATATTGGTTATATGCCAAGATCTGTTAAATCTGCAAAAGCAAAGATTAGTTTTAGTGTAGATGTTAGTAATATTAATACAAGATTAGTAAAATTAAATGCTGGCGTAGTTGCTTTGGGGTCAGTTCAAGGTGGAAACTATATTTTTTCAATTCCAGAGGACATTTCTGCGACTCCAGATAGTAATGGGATTGCAACATTTAATAATGTTGAGATTTATGAAGGGACATTTTTAAGAAAGACGTTTAATGTAGATAATTCACAAGGAAATGCAAAATATATCTTACCAAATGCAAATATTGACACTTCAACAGTTAGAGTTTCTGTTACTGGCACCACAACAGAAAATTATGAACTCTATAAAAATATTTTTACAGTAGAATCAAGTTCAAAAATCTTTTTAATTCAAGAAATTGATGATGAAAAGTATCAAATTTTGTTTGGTGATAATATTTTTGGCAAAAATCCAGAAAATGGTAGCACAATCACCGCATCATACATTGTAACGAACGGAATTGATGGTAATGGTAGTGCAAATTTCACATTTTCTGGTAATTTATCCTATGTAGAGAACGGAATTGATAAACCAGTTACTTCTGGTATATCTCTTCTTACCACCCTACAATCGTCTGAAAACGGAGATGGCATTGAATCTATAGATACGATCAAATATCTTGCTCCAAGGGTCTACGCATCGCAATACAGGGCAGTTACGTCCAATGATTATACGAGTCTAATTCCATTTTTATACTCAAACGTTGATTCGGTGAGTGCATATGGTGGGGAAGAACTTGATCCTCCACAATATGGTAAAGTTTATATTACAATTAAACCAAAAAATGGTGAAATTCTTTCTGATGTTACAAAAAATTCAATCAAAAATGATTTAAAGAAGTATACAGTAGCAGGAATTAAACAAGAATTTATTGATTTAAAGTATTTGTATGTGGAATACGATTCAACAGTATCATATGATCCAAGTTTTATATCAAACAAAGAAAATCTTTATACAAGAATTCAATCTACAATTAATTTATATTCAAAATCTTCTGATATTAACTCATTTGGCGGAAGACTTAAATATAGTAAATTGATTTCATTAATTGATAATGTAGATAGGGGTATAACTTCAAATATTACTCTTTTGAAAATGAGAAGAAACCTTTCTCCTGCATATAATGTACTTGCTAACTATGAACTGTGTTTTGTAAATAGATTTCACGCAGATATTTATGGATTCAACATCCGTTCAACATCATTTAGAATAAGTGGAGTGGATGGTGATATATATTTGACTGATCTTCCAGACGATTCTACAGGAAAAAAAGGAAAAATTAGATTTTTTACCTTAATTGACGGATCTCCAAACTTTATCAATAATAATGCAGGAACAGTGGACTATGAAAGAGGGGAAATTATATTATATCCAGTAACTATTACATCTACAGAATCTTCTGTTGGAATTGAAGTTGAAGTTATTCCAGACTCAAATGATATCATTGCAAAGGAAAATCTTTATATTGTTCTAGATACTACAAGTAATAGTTTACTAAATCTTATAGAAGATTCAATATCTTCTGGGTTCAACAAATCTGGAAATTCTTACGTTCCACCTTCTAGTTTCACAAGCAATAAAAAGTATACGAGATAGAGATGTCAGAAAACAAAGTTAAAATTTCAAATATTGTTGAGAATCAAATTCCAGAATTTCTCAATCAAGAAAATCCTCTATTTAAAGAATTTTTAAATCAATATTACACTTCTCAAGAATTTGAATATTCTATTGTAAATCTAGCAGAAAATATTCCTTCATATAAGCACATTAATACTTATAGCAATGTTGGATTGACAACAATTTCTATAAATTTAACCTCTGATGTATTGGCATTTGATGATACAATTAATGTAGACACAACTATTGGATTTCCTTCAAAATATGGGTTATTGAAGGTCAATGACGAAATTATAACTTACACTGGGATTACAACAAATTCTTTTACTGGTTGCATTCGTGGATTTAGTGGTATTTCTCAAATTGAAACCGAAGGTAATCCAGAATTTTTAACTTTTAGTTCAACTGATGCAGAAGAGCACTTCTCTGGATCGTTAGTTAGTAATTTAAGTTCTATATTTGTACAAGAATTTTTCAAAAAATACAAATATCAATTTTTACCTGGATTTGAAAATAGATCTTTTGCTCCTGGAGTATCTGTTGAAAATATTTTAACTAGAGCAAAAGATTTTTATAGTTCAAAGGGAACTGATAGTGCTATCAAAATCTTATTTAAAATTTTATTTGGAAAAAATGTTGAAATTATAAAACCATTTGACAATACAATATCTCCATCAGAAGCAGAATGGATAAGTGTTGATGAAATGATAGTAGAATCTTTGGATGGAAATCCAATTAATCTTAAAGAAAGTGTCATATATCAAAATTCTTTTGTTTCACCTACCGCAAATGGAACAATATCAAATGTGGAAGATGTTTTCTTGGGAAATAAAAGATATCATAAAATCAGTTTTCCAAAATCTACTGTTAATGGAAATTTTTTAATTAGCAATAAGACTAAAGTAATTGGAAGTACACCATCTTCCGATATCGTTACTGTAGATTCCACTATTGGATTTAAAGATTCTGGTAATTTTTATTATTTGAATGAAGAAAATAATACATACACTCAAATTGAATACACATCAAAATCTCATAATCAATTTTTTGGTTGTAATAAACTTACAACTCCATTAAATGAAAATACACCTATTATAGATGATAATTTTGTTTATGGTTATGAAAATAACGATATAAACTTAATATGCAAAATGAGAGTTGTTGGTGCAATTTCAAATCTTTCTACTGGAGTTGAGAATACAAAATATTTTCTTCCCGGTGATAAAATCAAATTAAAATATATTGGCGAGAAAACTTCATTAGATGATAAAAAGTTTTCTACTTGGTTTCATAATAATATTTCATACACAGAAACTCAATCTGTAGATGCAGCGTCAAATACAATAATAACAAAATCTCCACATTTTCTACAAAAAGGAAATAGTGTAGATATTATCAACAAATTAACAAATTCAACAACAGTAAGTTCATCTGAAGTTTCTAGTGTATTGAATTCTACCCAATTTCAAATCGTATTAAATCCTTCAAATAATAATTTAGATAGTAATACAGAATATTATGTTAAGAAAAATTTAAATTTTGTTTCCAGTAATTTAAATTTAAATAGTCTTCTTGCAGATATTCAAAATTCATTTATTGATAAAGATGAAAATACTTATATTGCATTTTCTGGTTATCCATCATATAGTGCATTAGAAACAACTAACAGATCAAAAACGTTTACTTCAAACTCTGCATCTTCAGGTGTAATTAATATTAGTTCTCATAGATTCATTACTGGAGATAAAATTTATCTAGAAGCATCTTCGGATATAACTGGCATATCATCTGGTTATTATTATGTGAATAAATTGAATGATAATTCTATTCAATTATTTTTGAGTAGATTAAACATATATTCAAATAATTTTTTAAATTTTAATGGATCTGAAGATAGTACAAATACAATTACACCAGCAGATCTTTATGGAAATAATTTAATAAATCAAGATAATTTTAAAAGAATTTTAAAAAATCCAGAAAAAAACACAAACAAATCACCAATATCTGGTTCAATTGGAGTTTCTTTAAATGGAATAGAATTATATTCTCCAATTTTGACTGATTCTGTATTTTATGGTCAATTACAAAAAATCAATATTTTAGAAAGCGGATCAAATTATGATGTTGTAAATCCTGCAACTATTTTAATTGTAGATTCGTCTGGATCTGGAGCAGAAGCATATCCACATTTATCTGGAAGTATTAATGAAATAATTTTAGAAAATCCTGGATTTGATTTTATTAATTTACCAATAGTAAAAGTTTCAGGTGGCAATGGGTCTGGTTGTGTTGCTGAAGCAAAAATGACCTCACATCAACATTTTGTGTCTTTCTCTGATTTTAAAGTTAATTTAATTTCAAATTCAATTAATTTAGATGATGATCACAAATTTTTTGATGGAGAAGAAGTAATTTATACTTCTTCTGGTCTTCCAATTGGAATTGGAAGTACAAATGTTGGATTTACAACATCTCGTTTAACAAATAATACATTTTATTATATTTCAAAAACTGATAATAAATCATTTTCTATTGCAGCATCAAAAGAAAATGCATTAGCAAAAACAAATCTTATAGATTTTATATCTTTTGGAAACCAAACACACACTTTTAAGTCTTCAAAATTTAAAAATATTATTGACAGAATTTCAATTCAAAATCCAGGAAGTTCTTATTCAAATAAAAAAGTAGTAGTTGACTCTATTGCATATCCACCTCTAGATAAAAAAGATATATTTAAAACTTTTGTTGGCATAAACACATATGATGATTATATTTTTGCAATAAACCATAATTATAAAAATGGTGATTTGTTAACATATTCTACTAATGGCACATCAATATCTGGATTGTCAACTTCAAATTATTATAAAGTCACAATAATAGATGAAAATAAATTTAAATTAAGTTATGCTGGAACTGCTTCAAGTATAAGCAATACAGATTATGACAACAAAATTTATACAAATTTAATTAATATTGGAGTAGGAACACATACATTTAATTATCCACCAATAACTGTAAGTATTTTTGGAAATACTGGTATTTCATCAATAACAATTCCATCATATTATACTGCAACTGCATATGCAGTTGTAAGTGGTAAAGTTGAAAATGTATTTTTAAAAAAAGGTGGTGTTGGTTATGGTGTTACAAATATCATAAACTTAATAAGAAGACCAGAAGTAACTCTTCAAACTGGAAAAAATGCTTCAATTAAAGCAATTGTAAATGATAGTGGAGAAATTTCAGATGTTTATATTATAGATAAAGGATCTGAATATACAACTCCACCAATTTTAGAAGTAATTGGTTCTGGAAATTATGCAAAATTAAACGCAAATATTTCCAATGGTCAAATAACATCAATTAATATTATAAGTGGAGGAAAGGGGTACTCCAAAAATAATACTACGATAATAGCAACACCTCGTGGATCTGGTGCAATTTTTAATGCTGAAATTCAAAAATGGTCAATAAACGCAGTAGAAAAATATAAAAATATTTTAGGAACAGAAATATATAAAGGAACTTTACAAATTCCATCTGAAGCAAGATTTAAAGAAAATAAATTAGGTTCATACTATGCAACACAAGAAATTCGTAAAATTTTAAATGATAATTTAGATGAAAATACATTTGAAGAATTGGATGAACTCAATTCACATTCTCCAATTATAGGTTGGGCATATGATGGGAATCCAATCTATGGACCATATGGAAATGCAAAAGCGATTGCAGACTCTTCTGGAACTGGTGGTTTGAAAAGGGTTGTTTCGGGATATACATTAGATCCAATTAATGATAATTCATTAAGACCATCATATCCAGATGGATATTTTGTTGAAGATTATAATTTTAATGATAGTGGAGATCTCGATGAGCACAATGGAAGATTTATTGTTAATTCTGATTTTCCAAATGGAACCTATGCTTATTTTTCAACTTTAGATGTAAATAAAAATCCAGCATTTCCATACATAACATTCAATCATCATAATGCAACTGATTTATTCAATTATGATGTATTAAAAACTCAATCAGATTCATATTTAAACACAGGAGAATATAAAAGAAATATTACACCACAGGGAATATCAGAGAAATATAAAAAATATCCTTTCTTTGATGATAATTTTAATTCTAATGTTGATTTGGAAGTAATTCTTACAAAAAAATCTGGAATTTCTACAATTAGTATCAAAGATGGTGGTTTTGATTATAAAGTTGGAGATGATGTAGTATTTTCAAATGCTCCAAATGTCAATTCTAGTGTGAAAGAAGTTTTAGGAAAAAATATTGTATCAATTGCATCTTCAGAAATTACAAATAACAATCTTGTTTTTTCATTTTTAGATAAGAAAGTTACTGCGTTTAGTACAGTTCCTCATAATTTTGTAGATGGAGATATTATTGAAATTTCTGGAATTTCATCAGCATTATATAAATCTATAGAAGGTTCAAAAACTATTGAGGTTTCATCAATAGTTGCATCACTATCCGTTTCTATTGGAAACACAAGCACTACTGGAATTACTACATTTATTTCAATTTCAGATCCAACTTCAAATGGTAATTTTACACCAAACAATATTATACAGATTGATTCTGAACAATTATTAATTTTAAATCTTGACAATTATAATAGCAGATATAGAGTCCAAAGAGCATATAAT